GTTGTCTTCCTCGTTAACCCCAACTGTAACAACCGAACAATCGGCAGTATCATCTATCAAAGAGAAAGCCAAAGATGTTAACTTGTCTGATATCCCTGTTAAGAAAGAAGACTCGGCAGACCCCAAACTTGAACTCAAATCCGTGGCGAGTATGGAAACCTTGCCAACACTGCCTGAAGAAAAATCACCCGTATCAGCGCCATCGCCATCCTCGGCAGCAGCGACGCCGGGGCCACCTAAATCTTCGAAAAGTGATAATCTTACCATCAAAACTGAGAAAGCCCACGTTATTCCTGTGAAAGAAACCAATGCGCTTGCGCCGTCTAGCCTATCCTTTTCTCCCAAAGATAAAGTAATGCACTATAAAACTACGGATAAGGTTACCCAAATGAAAGCTGCCGATAGCAAAATAGTAACAGCGCCCAAAACATTGGAACGGTTGGAACAGCTGAGCCAAATACGGCATGATCAGCGAAAAATGGAAGACGAAGAGGAAGATGACGAAGGGCAATTAACGATTCATAGTGGGTCCTCACCTGCCTTAGATGCACTCGATATTCAAGTTCTGGATTCTAAATTAGAACTTCAAAAACCCCCCATTTTGACAGGAATAGAGGTCCTTTAATGCATATATTTAATGCGTATAAATAAAGAGAAGATTTTTAATAGTAGATTATAATGGATAAACTACTATTTATGGAAGGACTGATGGTAAGTATTGTCTATCTTTTATTCCGTTTTTTAGAAATGCGCTTTATCATCAAAGAGAATAAACCTCTTAAATTTCTATTACGAGATACTTTAGTAGTGTATATAAGTTTTATTGTCGGGATGTTTATATATCAACAATTGGCACCTCTATCATCGCTTAAAAATATACCCGAAGTCTTCACCAATAAAGCGAACTTTTAAATATTCTACATTATAGTATAATTTCTGTATGAAAACTATACTATACATAACTGGGTAGAGAATCGATATTAAATATGGGTTTCTTCTTTATTTTTTTTCGACTGGTTGCATATTTACGAAATATAGGCTTCTCAACTTGATGTTGAGGTGTATGTTTATGAACGGTGCGAACGATCATTTTATACAGTTTAAAATCTGGATAGCGTTCCTCACCACATTTTTTGTATAGAATATTCCTTCCTTTATCATCTGTGCACCATTCTGTAATAATGGCTTTTATGGGATCTGAACCATATGCATCTTCGTCGTCATCATCCTCCTCCTCCATAAAATAATCAAATAGTGAGCAAGCGAGGCGGCATAAATCAAAACTAAAATTAGGTTCAATACGAGGTTTCTTTTTATTATAGAATGGCTCGCAATTATATTGAGTTGCGGCATCTCCTTCTGGGTGAAAACTGTCGCTGCAAATGTTTTTACCTTGAAATTTGTAAATAGCTCGTCCAAAATCAATAAGTTTAAAAATTCTCCCATATGTAGGAACTTTATAGAGTTTATTATTATATTTATAGATAAGGTATACCTTATCTGTAGTCGTAAACATAATATTATTTGTATGAAGATCATTATGGGTGAAGGAAAATACTTTTTGATATGTAATAAGTATCATAACGATTTGAAACAGACATGATCTCCATTCCTCTGTATCCAACCCTTTTTTAGTATTTAGAAGAGAATCTAGTGTAGCTTGCATATATTCCAGACAGATAGCTTGAACAGGATAGTTATAGATAGTTGCTTTGCATATTATATCCGAGCTATCACTCCCACTCGAACTTCCAGATAGGGAACCAGTTTCTTCGTTATCCTCCTCATCGTCTGTTTCAGTATCGGATCCAGTGGTATGGGAGGATCTCGAAGAGCAGGTTGAATCGCTGCATTTTTTCTTTTCACTAAAGGAAGATGTTTCTGTGATTTGTTCGAAAACAAGCCGTGGTTTAAATTCTCCGGTATTATTTGACAAATCCTGATTAATTTCGAATATATCTTCAAAATCGGGAAGATTTTTTACAGATTTCTCACTAATACTTTTACTAATGTTTAGTTTATGTTTGCAGTTTCTCGTATCGGCATCAAAAAAGAATTCTTCGTTTAATGGATCAATAGAAAAAAGCTTCCCCTTTTTTTCATGAAAAAAGGAACTATCATATAAATATTCTAAATCATCCATGATATTTATATCGAAATCTGCTTTAATGGCTAAAAATGAACCATAAAAATCCAATCCATGTAAAAACTTATGTTTGTGAAGCAGATGACTTGTCAGATAGGAGAAAAAACTATCCACATAAGCCGAATTATTAGGAGTTAATGTCTTTGAATGGCATATATTATCTGTTAATTGTGGTAGATTTGTTTGTTGCTCCTCATCCAAGGAATTATATTTTCCAACCATAAATTTTATAGGATCGATAAGCGGGGAATATTTAACAAATGTCTTCCTTTTTTCTGTATGTCCGTCCCTCTCCACCACACAAGGACAGCTATTATCTTTCTCTTTGGCGCCAATTGTAGTTATATTATATTGCTGATTAAGATTAATATTTTGAAAGTTATCATTTGTTAACTCAAAGAATAGTTTGTAGATGGGAATGTAATTTTGGATTTTTGAAAGTCCATGGGTTTCTTGCAAACTTTTAAAAAGCTTCTTATTTTTGTTCTTTTTATAGAAAACATTAAACATATGTAATTATGGATAAAAATAAGATTTTATTCTAACTTATTATTTGTATAAAATATATGTGCGTTTATTACATTTAAAATTATAATCATAAAAATATATAAATGAATCTGGAACTTAAAAAATTTGATATGAAAAATATTAGTTTTAAGGCCTCCGAAGTCGCTGGACCGGTTATTGTACTCATAGGACGTCGAGATACGGGAAAGAGTTTTCTAGTCCGTGATTTATTATATTATCATCAGGATATTCCCATAGGCACCGTGATTGCTGGTACAGAATCAGGTAATGGTTTTTATGCCAAAATGGTTCCTAAATTATTTATTCATGATGAATATAATACGGCCATTATTGAAAATATATTGAAGAGACAAAAAATGGTTGTAAAACAGATTAAAAGGGAAGTGGAGGCATATGGGCGATCTAATATTGATGCCAGGGCTTTTGTTATTCTCGATGATTGCCTATATGATAATACGTGGGCTCGTGAAAAGCTGATGCGATTATTATTTATGAATGGGCGGCATTGGAAAGTCATGCTTATTATTACAATGCAGTATCCTTTAGGTGTGCCTCCTAATCTGAGAACTAATATTGATTATACCTTTATATTACGAGAGCCTTATATTGCAAATAGAAAAAGAATATATGAAAATTATGCTGGTATGTTTCCCACCTTTGAATCATTCTGTCAGGTTATGGATCAATGCACTGAAAATTATGAATGTTTGGTTATTTCAAATAATGCTAAATCAAATAAATTAGAGGACCAAATCTTCTGGTATAAGGCGCAAGCCCATCGGGAATTTAAATTAGGAAGTAAAGAATTCTGGGAAATGTCCAAGGATTTACATTCGGATGATGAAGAAGAGGCATATAATCCCAAAGCACAGCGAAAAGGGCCGCTTATCAATGTGCGCAAAAGTCGCTGGTAATACTTAAATTACATCTATCTTTTGTGGAACACATAGGACTAACCCTGCCTTCTCTATAAAGGATGCTTGATTTAGTATTTTATAGTCAATACTACACTTGTGCATTTCTGGAAGCCGGTGAAGTTGACAGAATCTATTCCCACACCTACATTCATAGTCTGTCAACTTGAGTTTTTTTCTGCATGATTTATGGCGACATCGTTTGGATTTGGATGTACGTTTTTTTGGTGTTGCTGTGGTCACCACCTGTTTTTTGTCTACCTCCATGTTATAGGGGATATTTGCTTGCATTTTATATTATAAGAAGATATAATATAAATTTGATCAATTTATTCCTCTACAATTGTACTCAAGGACTCCCCCTCTGCAGATGAATCCATTTTTACGTTCTCCGTCTTTTCGCTCGTCTTTTCGCTCGTCTTTTC